AACTCTGCACGATTGACGGGATAACGTATGTCAGTGTGCCGGACAGCATTATTTTACCTGTTCAACCGGAGCAAATCACAGTTGAGGAAGTGGAGTTGACAGATGAACTCAAAGAGTCAATCAAATCTGCCTCTCCCCATGTGCAGTTGATTAACGACAGGGTGGTGGCGAAAATTAGAGAGGTTTATTCTCTGAATGATGAATTAAAAATGATTCGCTTATCTCCATCAGAAGAATCAACTGCGTATAACGAATATGTCGAGACTTGCCGAGCATGGGGCAAAACCAAAAAGGCCACGTTTGGACTATAAATATGAAACCATACTTACTCTTCTACACTGATAACGTCCCTTCTGGCTCTGCCGGATGCTGCCAGTATTGGGTTGAGGTGGAATATGAAGAAGAGGCGGGTGGTTGGACACACATCACTAAAGTAAACGGTATTGCATCAGCGAATATAGCAAAAGTAAACGGCATAGCCGTAGCGAATATAGCAAAAGTAAACGGCATAGCGGTTTAAAAATGAATAAAACTGATTTAGAAAAAAAATATTGGAGTGTTGACGAAATAAAAAAAGAACCCGGTGCTGTCAAGAGATATGATGATGTAATCATTTGCCCTGAAGGATACGGGTATCAGGTAACTGCTAAAAAACGCTTGCGACAATTTGACTTAAACTGGAGAATGTAATGACCGCCCTAGAATTAATTACAGCCTCAAGAGCTTTACTAGACGAATCAACGGCAGCGTTATTTTCTGATGCGGAGATTCTTATGTGGATAAACGCTGGTGAGAGGGATATTGCTTATAAGACAGGGTGTCTTGAATCAATCAGTGAGTTGACCACGACAGAAGATGTTAGATACGTTGCTTTTACCGGAATTAAGGTTAACGCCGTAGAGTTAGTTGAAAGTGGCTCTACAACCGTTCTTGTTGGCGGAGATGTAAACTACAAAGACACAAGTGATAATGTGTGGAAAGACACGACAGATGTTGTATGGAAAGATTATGAAAGAAATGTAACTATTCCGTATGCTCCGCAATCTACTTTGAGAATTACACCACATCATTTCGGGCATATTAAATTGAGGGGTGAAACCAAACCGCAATATTGGGTGCAGTGGGGAAATTATATTTTGACAGAACCTATCCCCAATGATGCTTATACATTAAACGCTTATCTTTCAATTTACCCGACAGACCAAATGTCGGATAACGCAGATGTACCAGAAATACCGTATGAATTCCACGAGGCGATTGTTCCGTATGTTGCAATGATGGGAAAACTAAAAGCACAACTATATACAGAAGCGGCTTTTAAATATGCCGAATATACAATTCTTTTACAGGAATTAATTGACAAACACATACGGCGTATTCCTGCTAGAACTTTAGATATAAGAGTACCCGATGAAGTGAGGACAAGATAATGTCAGCCTATGTCCACAACTGGACTGCGATTATGGCGCAAGCTAGAGCATTAATTAGAGAATCTTCAGCGAGTTTTTGGACTGACGCTACATTACTTGTTTACGCTAATGAAGGAATAAAGGCTATCGCATGGAGGGTTGGCGGATATAGAACATTTACTACCGTAACCACAACTGCTTTAACGAGATTAGTTTCCTTTACCGGATATAAGTGTTTGGCAGTAGAATATGATGAAAAAGCCTTAATTAAGATTACTCCTCTACAATTAGGGCATGTTCCTTTAGATGGGATTTATCCGCAATATTGGTTTGAGTTTGGAAATTATATCGGGATAGAGCCTGTCCCACCTGAAGTTTACACGCTTACAGTTTATCTTGCATCTATTCCTACTGATATGACTACTGGCGCAAGTGTACCTTCTGTACCGTATGCGTTTTGTGGAATGTTGACTTACTACATAGCGGCGAGAGCGTTGGAACAGGATAGAAGATTTGACGCTTCGGCGCAATTAATGGACATTTTTAATAATGACCTCGATTTCTTATCAATGGCACTTTTACCAAACATTCCTAATGGAATAGAAGATGTGAGATTTCGTTGATGGCTAAAGACATATTACAATATCAATTACCAAAACTAAATCCGCAGATCAGAACTGCGCCTAATGTTGAATATGAACTAAAGGGTCTTCCTCTTGACGGTAAGTTGGTTACATCAACGAATCCGTTATTGATTGGTAAAAACTTTAGAACCATGACTAACATGAGATATGAAGATAATCACCCCTCTTCAATAATGGGAATGACTAAAATCAATACTTCGGCTTTAGACACGTATCGCAAAGTGCGTTCAGCTTATCATTTCGAGAAATCATTCCACGCGGAAAGTCACTTATTAATGCAAGCATATAATACAGGGCTAACGGCTTCGGGGGTGGCGTGCCTCTCTAACACCATACCAAATACCGGAAACGTAAATGAAGTAATGTATCTTGACGTTGCACCTGCTACTGCTTGGGCAATAGGTGATACTATTACAGGAGCAACAAGTTTAAAGACCTGCACCATAATCAAAAAACTATCAACCCTTTCTTATGTTGTGACTGGTCGTAGCGGAACATACACAGATGGCGAGGTGCTCACTAACGGTTCTGTAACAGCCAACCAAGGCGCGGGTTATCCTACGTTTACGCAAGTTTCTATGTGGACTGATTCTTCCGGTGCAGGAACTGGAATGTTTGCTGGGATTTCTAACGGTCAAGTAGTTTACGCTAACGGAGTTGATGTATGTATTTGGGGCGGTTTTGAACAGAGATGTGCAGCTATTATCTCAAGCACCGCTACACTTACAGACTCAGATTCAACGCCGACAAACCCGCAAGACCTGACAGTTGCTCTTGGAAATGATTTAGAAACTGAGGGAAACATATTCACGGTTGGTGGCTCAAGCACGTTAAAATTCTATGCACAATTTAATGGAACTAATAACAGCACCGACCCATTTACAGAAACAGTAGGAACACATACAGTTACTCCGACTAACGGTGCAAAACTATCAACTACCCAAAAGAAGTTTGGTGTGTCGTCAGGATATTGTGATGGAACAAATGATTACTTTGCGACAGCTGACCACGCAGACTTTAGTTTTAGAACCGCCCCAATGACCATAAGCTTTCAGCATTACCAAGAAACAATCACCGAAGGTAAGACCTATGGTATAATCGGTCAGCTTGCCGATGCTAACAATTATTGGTATGTAAAACTACTTTTAGGTTATCTTCCTATAAATAATACCGTTTTTCCAATGGTATCTTTTAAAGAAGTAGTTGGTGGTGTTACAAAGGCGGATTACACTTTTGTCTCCGGGTTAACTTTTAATACTGCTGGTTGGCATCATTATGAAATAGGACGTAGGGGAACTACGATGTATGCTTTTCGTGATGGTGCTGTCATGACAAAAACCGAAACAACTGCTGTTGGGGCTAAAGCTTTAGGTGCTGTTACTGCTGACCTTACGATAGGGCTTGCTGGTGGAACATATTTAGAGGGCTATATAGATGAAGTAGCAATCTGGAAAGGTGAATTGCTTCATAGTTCAGCATTTACTCCGCCGGCAGCACCGTACCAATCAACAGTATCGCCTTATTTATTAATTGGAACTACTCGCCCAGCGGAAGGTTTCAAGTTCTATTTGGAAACAGTTAATTCTACTGCAAGCACAGCAACGGTTAAAACATTTAACGGAGCTTCATGGGTAACACTAACCGCTACTGATTTTACATCAGCCAATAGTGTAACCCTAGCACAAGACGGGAGTATTATCTTTGATTCAACTGTAGGAGTTTCAAAACAGAAATACATCGAAGGTTACTACTTATTCTGGTATTTGGTATCTCTTTCTGCCGGAACTGCTACGATTTCACACATAACCGCAGACCTTCCGTTTCAGAACATAATAGATGTTTGGGACGGAAATTTCAGGGATATAGCTGCCGCCTATAAGGTTGTTGGTGCGGCGGTAACAGATATTACTTTAAATGTAAGTAATTACAGTAGTTATATAGAAAGCGACACAGGGTCGTATGCTAACCTAAATTCACTCGCAAGTACGAGCTATCTTGAAGTCGGATTCACTTCCAAACAAACTGCTTTATATGTAGCTGTCCCAGATAGTTATACTAATTCTACTGCCGCAACAGTTTCAGTATACGCGTGGGACGGATTCAGTTACAAAAGTGTTTCTAGTGTTTCAGACGGAACTTTATCAAACGGAAAGTCCCTTGCACGTTCTGGAGTTATAGCGTGGACTAATGCCGACATATACGCAGAGCAAAAGAAAACAGTTGCTGGAAGCTTCCCATTATATTTTTATAAAATTAAGTGGTCAGCGGCACTTGACATTACTGTGCGAATTTATTATATCGGTGGAATACCAACTTCAAACGATATTACAAATTACAGTTTTGGGATAATGGCTGCCGACAGATTAATGCTCGGATGTAACAATTCCTATTCCAAGAACTCTTTGATTATTTCCGCACAGGATAGACCGGAGGTTTTTAACGGAACTGACACACAGGCGATTACATTTGGACAAGATGATGCGTTGATGTGTGGGGCGCATGTATTTGCACAGTATTCGTCCAATATCTATAATATTGTTTTAATGTTTAAGGCTAAGGAAACGTGGATATTACAATGGAATCAATCTTCGTCTGGGGTTTCGTGGAGCAGGTTCTGTATTTCTCCGAATATCGGTTGCCCTGCGCCTAGAACGCTATGCACAGCATCGGTTATCTTTGAGAAGAATCTGATGCAAGCGAAGTCAGTGGCTATTTGGAGAGCGCATGACGGGATTTATATATCAAACGGTCAGTCACCATTAAAGGTTTCTGAAGATATAAAAGACGTATTTGACCCTAATTCGACTACCAAAGTGAACACATCTATGGTTGCCAACGAATACTCTTTTATAGATGAACACCGTCTTGAATATCATTGGTGTTGGGCTTCCGGTTCTAGTACGACCTTAGATAAGGAATATGTTCTCGACCTTAATACATGGCAGTGGTTTACAATAGACCGTGGCTCTGGAAAATATTTACAGTGTGGCGTAAAGGTTGCCGACACTTACGGAACTAAATACACTTATGGATTTATTGACACTGGGTATATTGAAAGGCTTGAGTACGGTACTACACTAGACGGCTCTGATATTACAAGCACGCTTCAATTCGGTGAAATGATTCCGATAGAAGGAAACCTCATGGCCTATACCATGCTTGAAATGGCTAATCTAATCTGTATCAAGAAAGCCACAAATTCTACCGTAACCATGACCGTGTATCTTGACGGACTCACATCAGGGACTGACTATACATTTACTATATCTGATTCAACTCATGCTTATGCAAATGTTATGAAAGATATATTTTCTGCACCGGCTATATTCTATGGAATAAAGTTAGTGCATGTGTCTAACGCTGAAACAAAGGGCTTTGAGCCATTGGCGTTGACATTCTACTACCAAAAGAAACGTGCCCATACACGATAGGAGGAAGCTATGGAAGGAATGATTCAATATCGGAATAAAAGGAATAGAGCAACGCCTTGGCTGAACCAATACTATGCCACGTCCGGTAATGTTCCAAGTGAGAACGCCTTGAATGAAATAATTCAAGCTGAACTTGCTCAGGCATATCAGGACAGGATGCGCCAGCAGGCACTTGCTTTCCAGCGTGAGCGGTTTGAAGCGCAGAAAAAAGCATGGGAAGATGCTCGTGAGGATAGGCAGGAACAAATGCTATGGGGTGGTCTTGGGCAATTAGGAACTGCGGCTATCGGAGCGCTAGGCAAAGAAGGGCTTGGAAAGATATGGGATTGGGGTTCTGAAAAAGTCGGGCAAGGTGCTGATTACGTGAAAGGTGCTTTGGGGTTTGGAACTCCGGTAGACCATGCCGCCATTACCGAACAACGTTTAAATGATTTCTATAATAATCCAACAGAGGGAATTTCTAATACAGCTAATTGGAACGAACTTGTAAGAAGCAATCCGACACAGTTTAACGATGCGTCAGCATTTAATAGCAATACGCCAGTTACAACATCTACGCCTGTCGGAAGGAGAGTTGCGACACCTGTCAGTAATAGGGGTGCGATTCCTACAAGACAGAGTGTAACGCCTCCGGTTAGTATGGGGGAAATAGCTACACCGCCAGTAAGAAGTGCAATACAGTTTAATCCTGCGCCGAAACCGAAGGATATTTCTTGGTATGATTATGAAACACTACAGGCAGAAAAGTCAGGAATGTTACCAAGTTTACAAACATGGGTTAGTGGCTTAAACGCTAATCCACGTGAAGGGCTTATGACCGAGGCTAGAAATCAGGCAATAAACGCTACTAAAGGTTATCAAGGTATTGAGTTATCTAAAAAATATAATGCTCTTTTCAATCAATACCTTTCACGCGGAATGTCAGAGCCAAGTGCCAGATATTTGGCAAAAAGAGATTTAGGATTAGAGTAAGACTATGGCTGGAACTAAAACAAACGTACAAAAAAGTCCAAGTGTAAATACAGGGGTAAATCTATATCCAAGGTATCAAGCACCGCAGGATATGTCATATATGAAAATGTACACAGCGGCAAATCCTTCAGCTATGGCACTACCTTCAGCTACTGAAGATTTTATGGATATGCTTATTCAGAGTCAGCTACAGTCTAGAGCTGAATATCTTCCAAAAGCGGCACAGTTAAGGCTTGAAGAAGAAATGCGTATGGCTGAAGAACTTGAACGCCAGAGACAGATAGAAGATATGGAAGAAGCGCAAGTAGCGCAAAATCTTACCAAAGCTGGTATGGCGGGTATGCAGTTGCTTAAAGATACTGGAGCCGGTGGGTATATAATGGAAAACGCTCCTAGAATAATCGGGGCAATTCCTGAAGCAGTAGGGCAAGCAGGTGGAATGGTTCGCAACGCTTTAGGTATGGAATCAGAACCCATGATGCAACCGACACCAATGATGGAACAAACACCGTTAATGGAATCAGAGCCAATGCCTAGCGCACCTTCCGGTGGAACTGAAGAAATAGCTCCGGGGGTTTCGCAGGAAGTAGCTGCACAATCTGCAACGCCAATCGAAGGAGAAATGACTGCGCCCGAAGCGGCAGTAAACCTTCCCGGCTCTCAACCAATGACACCAGAACAAGTTTCCAATGAAGCATTAAGATATAAAGATATAATGCTAAAAACACAAAAAGCCTCTGAACTAGCAAAATATCACGGCGAGGAGGGGAACGAAGGACTCGCAATGGCGTACATGAAACAATTCCAAGAAGGACTGGAAGCACTTCCTAGCAGAGAAGCTAATCTGACAAAGGGCTATTATAATTCAATGATGAGTAATCCCTATATTTATGACGCTTCCGGTAATATATCACTTAATCCGACAGTTCCTTATAGTACGGGTTTAGCACCACAGTTCACAGCAAAAACAGAAGATGAAATAATGAGTGGGGGTGATGGTGGTGTTAGTTCAGGATGGGGTGGAACTGGCACAAAGGCAGTAGGTTT